AGTGTTCGGTCTAACCGTGATAGACCTCTTGACCGGCGAAGTTTCCCAAAGTGGAGTCGGTTATGCTTACCCCGACTATCAACAGACAAAACCGATTGTGCTTCCTGCTGGTGACGGGTGGTGGCGAATCGTTGTAACATACCGAAACACATTAGACCCCCTTAACGACGGCGCAGTAACTTTTGGGATGGCTCCCTCTGTGGGACCAACAGCCGATGACGTTTACGGAGCAGGTAAATTTATTCCTGGAGTTTCGTATGCAGGAATTCTCGTATGGGGAGCACAGCAAGAGTACGGTGATGTGTGGGGGCAATACACACCCACATCAGGAGCAACGGTTTCAGGAAACAATCGGAGAGAACTCAGAGCAAAGGGTTTCACGTACCAGTCACAACTATCAAATATAAACGACGCACGAGAACTCACTGCGTGGGGAACAATAGTGATTCCGCCACAATTCTCTGGTGCCTACGACGGTAAACAGTATTTACCCAGCAAAGTATCCAATCCGTACGCCGCAACCGCTTTGCCCAACGTAGACGGTAAAGGATTCTCCACCAGCGGACTAGAAGGCACCATAACCCGCGTTAATTCAGGTCTGCCTGGGGCAACTCTCACCGCTATTTCTACTTCATGGGTAAAGATGGAGAAAACAGTAGACACAAACAATGCTCGAATAATGGTGGGTGAGTATGCTCTTCCTGCGGGAGACTACACCATGCTGTACACTGTGTACTCCCAAGACTCAAACTACACAGAAATGTACTTTGGAACAGACGCTGCAACCACAGACGTGGAAGAATTGCCGGGGTCTGTACGCTATTTGCCTGCCGATAGAGGCACCGCAAAACAGTGCAGATTCAATTTCCGCGTAAGAAAATCAGGGCTTGGTGGTACTGGGACAATCTTTAGATTTTCTCCCACGAACATTCCCACGGGAACCATCGGGTACGTGACTGGTATTCAACTGTACGAAACACGAAGCCTAGTCAAGCCTCCTTCTCCGTACTTGGAAAACTCCTTTGGGGTTTCTTTGGTTTCTGCTGCCACGACATCACCTATTGACGTAGGACCACTGCCGTTTAGTTTGGGCGAATCGGTGTACACTGTGGTGTTTGAACCAAGAATGGACACCAACGGCTACGCTGTGCTCATGTGCCCTGAACTGGAAACAAACCGTTTGTTGGAGCCTGTGAATTCTGGTTACTCCGGAGCAATTCCTCCATCAGACGAATTTCTTGTTCCAGTTGTGTTGGGATCAGAAGCAAGCAACCGAAACGCTATTGGTCAACCAAGTGAACGCTTAACCGAAGCACGGTCTAAAACTCCCATCGGATTTGCAATCACTGGCTTGAGGCAGATGGCTAAACTTGTACCAACAGCGTCTTTTGTTGGCGCAACAACCGAAGCAATCAAAGCCACCCCTTCCGCAGCACAGTACTACAGCATGACAACGTATCGTCCAGATTTTTCAGGAAATCTTGTACTGTCTTGGGAATCACAGGTGACATCCGGTGGATACGCATTCAAAGTATTGCGCAACAGGTCGGGAACAACCACTGATGTGAGTAATTTCTACTACACTTCATATCTTGACGGAACCCTGATATCATCAGCCACTCCCAATGCAAACGCATTCATGTCCATGAGGGAGCACATTAAGGACGTTGCTGTTGGTGATTCGTACACCATCCAAATGGCAGCAACAGCAGCCAACTCCACCACGGCAACTGCTGCTGCCACTGCCTCACTACAACTACGAAATCTGTCTGCACACAAAACAGACAACAGATTCATGCCGCAGCCTTGGCACTCATACGGTCAGAAGCAAAAAATTCACTTCATGGTGTTTGGAGGTAGATCCCGATATGGCACAGGCTAAACTCAAAACATTCGCACAGTTCATGGAAGAGGTGCCACCGCCTATGGGTGCCACTCCACCCACCAACATTGCCAGCGGAACCCATATTGCAGGCTTGCCGCCTGACTTTCCTCCGGTTTCCAATGCCCAAAAGAAACAAAATATTCGTCGCCGCAAGACGGCTAGACTCATAAATAACAGAGTAGTGTAATCGAACTCTACAGAAAGGGTAAGGTATGTTTGCACCAGAACTCATTTCACTCGTAGGAGGCTCTGCCGTTGGCTTCTTGTTCCGCTTCATGGCAGAAAAGCGACAAGACCAAAAGGAGATGTTTGAACGTCTCATCACAGCCAACAAGCAGACCACAGAAAACCAAGACAAGGCAGCGGAGCGCGTACCCATCGACTTGGGCAAGGGCGTTCGCCAACTCATAGTGCTGTCTGTTCTGTTCGGAACCCTACTGGCTCCGTTCATTCTGCCGTTCTTTGGCGTACCCACTTTCGTGGAAGTGGACACCAACTCACCTGAAGGGCTGTTCGGACTCATTCCTGCAACAGCAAAGAAGTACTTCGTGGAAGTGAACGGCTTCGTGTACGCTTCCGAAACCCGACAAATACTAGTCAGCATCGTTGGCTTCTACTTCGGAACTGCCGCTGCTGCAAACAAGAGTTGAGGAGGTTGCCATGACTAGACTTGCCGTACTGCTAGGAATCGTTGCACTGGTTGCTGGGTGTCAGTGTGTTGGACCTGAAATCATTCCTGACTCCACTGGTGACTCAGTGATCATGTTGAGCCTAAAGGAACAGATTGCAAAGAACAGCAAGATCGACACCGGCTACGGGTGGGTGATCTGGTATGTTCCTGTTCTACTGATGGTGGTAGCCTGGACGTGGCGCGAGTACGTAAAGAAGCCGCCTGTCTGCGAAACTTGCGAGACAGAGAAGAGCCGTGCGTACAAGGCATTCAAGAAAGCACAGAACGCGGCAGTCGCTGTCCCCGCGCCCACACAACCTGCTCCGGTTGAGCCTGTTGCGGAAGCGGAAGACAAGCCCGTCGAGCCGCCTACGCCTTAACCTTCGTCGGGTTCAATCTCGCAGCGGGAGTCCTCGCGCAAGGACTGGAACAACCGCTTACAGATAAAGTACGAGTCCACGATATCTGAAACTGGACTCACGCACTCCTCCCGCTTCGGTGTGAGGAGTGCTTTTATGTTGTCACCTGTCTCGTGTATGAACGCAGTGTACATGGCATTCTTGTCTGCGTTGCCCTTGCCTGTGGCGTGCTTCTTTACCTCGGTGGGCGGAATCACAGTGACAGGAATGCCCAACTGGTACAGTTTGTACTTCAGCAGTCCTGTGTTTTCGGCTACCTGAAATACCCGATTGCTTGTGGCGGCGTATGCGTAGCCTTCCACTGCAACCTGTGAACACCCCATCACGATGTCTAGTGCCCAGTCTGCAATGGTTTCGTACCGCTGCTCTGATGACTCCCAGTCCGTGAGGCGTTCACCGAATATGTTGGTGGTGCGAATTTCTGACTGCCGCTTGTTGTCTGTGAGAAAGAAAAACGAGCAATCAGAGTAGCAGAATCGCTTGGGATCTGTTTGCTTGTACAAGCAGATCGCTGGTCCGCAAAGAGAATAGTCGATTCCTGCAATGATCATGCCGTACCTATTTATGCCCGTCTAAATACAGTGAAAGGAGAATCCATTACATGATTCCACCAATTACCCCAGCCGTTGAGAAGGAAAACTATAACGAAACCGTTCTCATTCCCGTGTTGCAGAAGAAGATGAATGACTTGCTTGCAGAAACTATTCTGCTCCAGTCCAAACTGGAAATTGCAGACAAAGAGCGCAAGAAGACAGAAGCCGATCTGAAGGGTGAGATTGACGCGCTAAAGGCTGAACTAGAAGCCCAAAGAGCGCGCAACCAACACACCCAAACAGAAAGCGCAGCCGCAGACTAAAGCCCGTTGAAGTTTAGTTAGTCGCATTGGTGTTCCTCCAAGACTGACTGAATCCACGGCAAAAACGGCTCCACCACAACAGCGGTGTTCTCGTAGACCACTCCTCCTCTGCTGCCAAGCGAGGACACGATGCCTACGAGAGTGCCGCTGTTGTCTACCACTGCACCACCGGAGTCGCCAAACCAAATACTGCCGTTCACGCACAGCATCTTTAGTGCGAACGGTTCTTCCACAAGAGTTCCGTAATGCCAAAACACCCCAAGGTTGCTGCGCTTTCTGTACCCTCCACCGTGACCAACAGCAACCAGTGGCTCGCCTCGACGCACCCAATCCCCGTGGACAGGCAGGGGCAAGCACGGCTCTTCGCACGGCTCGTACAGTACGACCACTGCCAAGTCGATTTGCGGAGAGTGAATCCGTGTGGAGTCTATGCAGTACCGTTTGCCGTTGGTTTCAAACCAGTACGCCCGTCCTTCGTCCACGCAGTGTGCAGCCGTGAGTACTCCGCGAGGGTGAACTAGTACGGCACTGCCAATGAGTCTGCCGTCGTACGTAAGTAAACGACCCACAGGGGTGTACTCACTGTCGGGGATGAGAGTGAAACCGTCAAGATATTTGGGTGCGGCAGGTGGTGTTGCCGTGGTCTTGGCAGTGATATCCGAGACACAGGCTGCAAGCAGGAGTGCCGCAAGCGCAAGAAGAGAATGGACTGCTCCTCTCTTCATGCACGTATCTAGCACACTTCCTAGAAAAAAATTGGAGATTTACAAAAAAGAAACAACCCCGATTGCTCGGGGTTGTCGGACGAGAGATGCGATCTCCCGTGGGGTTACTTGTTGCGCTTGGGCTTGGGCTTGGGCTTGGGCTTTTCCCACGCGCCGTAATGTTGTGGAACAAGTTTACGGGTTCCCACCACCTTGCCTCCCTTACCGTACAGAGTAGTGAGATTTGAGTCTTCTCTCCAGCCCTTTGCAAGGATTTTATCTGCACGACGGTCACGCTCCCCCTTTTTTTGAGCGGCGACTTGTTGTTTCCGTGCTTTCCTCATCAATGGACGCATTTCCCGTTCTCGCTCGGGAGTCTGCACATCTTCCAGTAGAGCCTGTGGATCAATATCCAGTTCCTCACAAAGGGACAATAGCACTGCTTCAAGAGCCGCAGTGTACTCCATAGCCTCATCAAGAGCGGCTTGTGGATTCTGAACGCGGTTGATGCTTTCATTTAGTGAACGGTGGGTGTCGTTGTTGAATCTCATTGGAATACTCCTTGTCCTGTATGTATAAAAGAAACAACCCCCGCAATGGGGTTGTTGGACGGGAGATGCTATCTCCCGTGGGGTTCTTTTATGTAGTCAGGTCAACAATTTCGCACTTGTCACCACTGCACGCGTAGGTCTGAGTGCCCTTGGTGTTGTCTTCCTTCTCGTAGGCAGTCAACTCGCTCCAGTCCAACTCCTGTGGCAGTTTAGCAAGAGCGGCTTCGTACTGCTCCTGTGTGCAGTCCTGATACGGAGCCTGTTGGTAGGTGTGATCGGAGTGGGGCAGGAACGAGATGCCGCTGCACTCGTCAAAGTGTGCGTACACCCACGCACCAACCTCCATCCACTCACCCTCCCGAACGGTCACAGTGATGCTGGGCTTGTGTTCGCACCAGCACCGCTGATACGTGAGCCACAACTCAAGGTGTTCAATGGCACTCATGTCGTTGCGCGTCACCGATCCCACTGCCTTCTGTGGGAACGAGAACACCATTGTGTGGTCCGGACGCATCACACACGGCTCCGCAGGGAATCCCTTGTCGATCATAAACTGGCACATGGGATCCTTGCGGTCGGCACGAACAGTGCGGATGTAGTACTCGTTGTGACGAGCGTGGATGCCACTGGCTGCATCGGTCAACTGCGACACCGTACCGCTTGGCTTCACGCAAGTAATAGCCGCTGCGGGAGCGATGCCGATCCGCTTCGCCCACTCCTTGTTTGTGTCCACGGCAGTGGTGCGGAGCGACTGGAGCAGTGCTTCCAGTTCTGCTCCCTGTGTACGCATGGCTGCGTTGTCAAGAATGCCTGTGAGTGAAACCCCGAGCAGACACTCTTCTTCGCAGTTGCCCTTCCAATCACTGGACAGATACGGGAAGTACGTGAGTGAGGCTTGCCACGTGCCAAGAATGCTTGCCAACTGAACCTTGCGCCGCAGCGTATCAGGAGTGTCTTCTGGACGCACAATCACTTCGCTCAGGTTGCAGAACTCCTTGTCCCGCAGAATGATCTCCGAGCACGGATTGGTGCCGAACTCGTAGGTGGCATCACGGCGATCACCCAGTTTAGCCACGGTCTTCTGTGCGGCTTGGCGGTTGAAGATGCCACGCTCACCGCTCTTGGACTTGTACAGGGAAACCCACTCTTCCATGAAGGTGCCGATTTCAGGCTTCTCCTTGTACGCAACAGAGTTGTTGGCTAGTGCCCGTTGTGGGTTCTCTAGCCACCACTGCCCAGTTTTAGCGTCCCGCATCCGCTCGTCGGTGAGATTCGACAGCGAGATAAGAGCCGATCTACGGACTCCTCCGACAACAACAATTTCAGCAATCTTACAGACGATATCATGGCACTCGATGGAAGTAAGTTTTCTGCCAGCAGCCTTCTTAAAAGTGCTGATCGTGAACTGGAACAGTTCATCAAGAGGTCGGGGTCCACTTGCCCGTCCACCAAAAGTCTTGAGTCGGGCACCAGCAGGACGAACCTTTGACACATCCCATCGGGGAATCTGACCACCAATAAGAAGGGATACCAGTTCTCGGTACGCTTTTGCCCAGCCTTCTTTGGAGTCCTTGACCACAATGACCGTATCGCTTTGGGTAAAGTGCTCAGAAATTGTAGGCAGTTTTTCCACATACTGTCGCTCCACCGAGAACCCTACTCCCGTTCCGCACATGAGAATGTACAGGATCTCGTCAAAGGCACGAACCTTGTTCACTGCCACATACGAGCAGTTGTAGCCTGCGGTGTTGTCCTTTCGGAGCGCATCACCCGCAGTCATTAGTGCACGCATGGACGGCATGACTTCAAGATTCAGAACTGCTTGACGCAACTCCTCACGTGTTGTTCTATTTAGTTTCACTCCGCGATCAGTGAAGTGCTGATCAAAGAAAGTGAAGTACCTGTTCACCGTCTCCTCCCAAGTCTCACGGCGTTTTTCGGAATCAATCCACCGACTGTAACGTGAAAGGTGGATGAATTCTTGATATAGAGACGGTAGTCGCTTCATATGGTGTACTCCTTGTTGTTAGGTAGAGTATGTAGAGGCAATCATAACAGGAAGGGGGGCTTTTGCCTCCCTAAAGTATTCAGATGAGTATTTGGATTTGGTTGCTTACACCACAGAGAGTATTTCATCTCTCCGCTGTTGTGTCAGCACACCAATAGACACCAAATAGTCCATGCCTTGAATGGTAAGCGGATCGTCAGAGATTACTTCTTGTGCTGCTTGCGCCATATCGACAAAGTCTGCCACAAGATCATCTGATTTGGCAGCGGTTCTATATCCTGCTCTTTCCGCAGGAGTAAACCGATTGATAAATTCGTATGCAGTCCATGTTACACGCAATTCATCAGGTGTTTTGTTTCGTACAGTCCACACCTGATTCACGGTGGATTCGTTTATTTGGAAAGACTCTTCTGCTACCTCTGCGGCAGAAACGGCGGGTGCTTGCGAGTACACAACAAGTCTATAGCAGTCTTTCTTGGGATTATTTT